CAGGTGACTGGTACGTCTGGGACAGCGCAAGGGGTATCATAGCGGGTAATGATCCGTATCTCTTATTGAACTCAACAGCGGTTGAAGTCACCAACACAGACTACGTTGATACCTACAGCGCGGGGTTTGAGATCAGCAGCACAGCACCTGCGGCAATCAATGCTAACGGCGGTAGTTTCATCTTTTTTGCCGTGGCGTAGAGTATGGTATACTTAGCAATAACCTAACAAGGAGTTGCTATGAAAATATGTAAAATGTGTAAAGAGGAAAAGTCGTTTTCTGCTTTTGAGTTTAGAAAGGATAACGGGAGTTATCGAGGAGCTTGCCGAGAGTGCCTAAGGGAAGGCGTAAACGCCGCAGTGAGGAAGCGCCGATCAACCTTGGCTGGGAAGTACAGAACTCAAGAACAAAATGCTCAAGGTCGTGGAATACCGTTTATGCTTACCTTTGATCAGTGGCTGGCTGTATGGACTGAGTCTGGAAAGCTGGAGAAACGTGGGCGCGGTGCTGAAAAGTTTTGCATGTGTAGAAATGGCGACATTGGCGCATATGAAATAGGCAATGTTTTTATAGGAACTGGCCGCGAAAACGTAAAGGCTGGCAACCTTGGAAAAACCGTATCGCAAGAAGTTCGAGATAAGATTTCTAAGTCGCATACTGGGAAGCCAAAGGAATGGTCGCGAGGGGATAAAAATCCCATGCACAGGCCAGAGGTAAAAGCTAAAATAAGTGCAGCAAATGGCGGAGCAAATCACTACAACGCAATAGGTGTTACGACACCGCAAGGTTTCTTCCCAACAGCAAATGCTGCTGCACAAGCTACGGGAATAAAAAAATCAACTATCGAATGGCGAGCAAGGCACAAAAAGTTTGGTTTTAGTTACGGAAACAATTTGGCTATCGCGTAAGGAATAAATCATGCAAATCAGAGTTAAAGCTACAGGCGCATTAATGTACGAAGCAGAGTTTCGCGCATACATTAAAAGCACAAGCGGTGCATCGTGGAATGAAACAACTGACGAGATACTACAGTCTCTGGGTGCTGATGTAGTCTTTGAAGGCGCACAAGCCACTGGCGGCACAGTGTATCAATACAGTCAGCGTGACGGTGTAGAGGAAGTTGGTGGTAAGTGGTATACCAAGTATGTTCTTGGCCCCGTCTTCACCGACAACGAAGATGCTACAGCGGCAGAGCAAGAGGCTATTTACAAAGCCATGAAGGATGCAGAGCAGGCAGCATCTGTACGCACAAGCCGTGGTAACAAGCTCAAGGATAGCGACTGGACACAGGTAGCTGATGCTCCTGTAGACAAAGCAGCGTGGGCTACCTACCGTCAAGAGTTAAGAGACATCAGTGCACAGACGGGCTTCCCAGCAACTGTAGTCTGGCCGACCCAGCCAGAGTGAGGTAGATCATGCCCGAATCAAGCATTATTGACGCAATGATCGCAGCAGCAGGAGCCATAGTTGCGTGGTTCGTAAAGTCCACGCGCGAGGACAACAAGGAGCAGGATCGCAAGATCGAAACGCTGCAACGTGAGCAGGCTGCTTTGTTAAGCCGTGAAGAGTTCAGGCAAGACATGCAAGGCTTCCGGCAAGAGATGAATCAGAACTTTGACAAAGTGTTTTCTAAGCTGGACAAAAAGGCAGATAAGTAATGCTCGACCCAGTCTCAGCTCTTGCCATAGCCACCAGTGCCTACAAGGTCATAAAACGTGGCATTGAGATGGGGCGTGAGCTTGAAGACATGGGCGGTCAACTTGGCACATGGTTTGGCGCAGTCAGTGACGTAAAATCCGCTGAAGAGGAAGCCAAAGACCCACCACTGTTTAAAAAGCTTTTAAGTAAAAACTCAGTCGAGCAAGAGGCAATGCAAGCACTCTTGGCTCGCAAGAAAATTGAGCAGCAAGAACGTGAACTGCGTGAGCTTATTGTGTACAAGTGGGGAACTGACGCTTACGTTGATATGCTTAGAGATCGGGCAAGAATTAAAGACACCCGCGCTAAGGCTATCCAAAATCAACGCAGGAAGATGAGAAAGTTTATTGCAAACACTCTGACCATTGTTGTGATACTCGGTTTAGTGGGTGCATTGTTGGCATTAATAATCGGGATTTTAACGAATCTGGGGTAACAGTTATGTTGAGTTTAATATCAAGCCTAATGGGTTTTGCTGCGGGTGGCCTGCCGAAGGTGCTGGATTTTGTACAAGATCGAGGCGACAAGAAGCACGAACTGGCGATGATGGCCGCTAATCGTGAGCGCGAGATTGCACTTGCTCGTGAGGGCTTTGTTGCACAGGCTAGAGTCGAGGAAATCAAGACTGAGCAGATTGCAATGCAGACACAGGCGCAGGAAAAACTGGCTATGTGGAAGCATGACATGAAGATCGGCGAAGGTGCATCAACGTGGGTGATTAATCTACGCGCCTCTGTTCGCCCAGTCGTGACATACCTGTTTGTCGGCCTTTTGATCGTTGTTGATGTGGCTGGTATCTGGTATGCGTACAGCACAGGCGTGGCCTTTGCTGAAGCGATGGACATGGTCTTCTCTGATGACGAAATGGCTATCCTAGCCGCAATCATCAGCTTCTGGTTCGGGTCGCAGGCGTTCAACAAGAAATGAGCATATCCGAGGCCGGTATCCAGTTGATCAAATCCTTTGAGGGCTGTCACAATCAGCCCTACAAGTGTCCTGCTACGCTTTGGACGATTGGCTATGGCAGAGTACTCTATCCAGATCAGGCAAGGCTCAAAACTGACGAGAGAGCCAGCTATCCACTACGCAGCGAACATAATAGGCTTTGGGATGCTGATGAAATTGATGCGTTACTTGAGGCAGATTTGGATCGTTTTTCGGCTGGCGTACGAAGATTATGTCCTGCTGCTGCTGATAATATGTGCCACCTGGATGCAATGGTCTCGTTTGCTTTCAACGTGGGGCTAGGCAATTTGCAATCTAGTACGCTGCGGATGAAGTACAACAGGGCAGACTATCAAGGCGCAGCAGACGAGTTCCTCAAGTGGACTAAAGCTGGCGGCAAGGTACTTAATGGGCTGGTCAGGCGCAGAGAAGCCGAAAGAGCGTTATTCCTCTCCGGCGGCTAGTCTATCAAGTATCTCCTGCACCTCTTGCTGGGCTTTCTCAGCCCGTTCCTGCAACGATAACTGTAAGTCGCTACATAGTGCCATGATTGACCCAGAATCGTGTGGAGCGCAGCACAGGACGCTTCCAGAGGGGTAGGTGACGAACTTCATCGTGGCCTCGGACGTTTCTTGTGGAAGGCAATGTTGTCGTCATTGTAAAAACCGGCAGGCCATTGGTTTGTGCCATCTACTGCTACTGATTCACCAGGCTGACGCACATCAATCTTGCCTCCTGCTGACAGATACATCTTGATGTCGTTCTCCAGAATCTCACGCGCTAATTTATTCTCTTTCTGATATCGCATCACGTTTCATCTGCTCCAGTATCTCAATGAGTTGAGCTTGGTTCGGTTTTGGGCAATAGCCTTCAGGCATCATGATATAACCTTTTCTGACCTGCCTGTGATTGATCGGGCAATAACCTACCGCATTAGTGTTTGTCAGTCGGTACGCTGGGCAGTCGGAGCAGGTTTTCATTTTCGATCAACCTCCGGTTTAAAATTGTTATTTCCGTTCGCGTTTGCTCTGACCATTTGACACGTTGCTGATCTTGTTTCTGCTCAATAGCGTACAGCAAAAACTCTGAGTCGAGTATCACGATAACCGCACTCCCATCACAATGATGATGACAGCCAGCACAATGATCGTGCCGCAGATAATGCTTGCCTCTTTAAGCATCCGCTTTGCCTCAGCTTGCCGCTGCTGTCTCATCCTAGTTACTGTGTCAATGACATCTTTCATTCTTCAGTCCTCCCAGGCATTCCCCACCAAGTACCGCTTGAACCATGTTTAATCTCCATGCCTGTTGAGCTAGGAGCAACGCAAACCCGTTCCCCATGCGTACCCACACGGTGTCTGTCAAAGTTGCTTAAAGTGCTGAATACCTCTTTGCAAGTAGGACACATGCATCGTTTGTTTGTTAACTTTGCTGATGTCATTGGACTCATCGTGCTACCTCACGCGGCTTGCCTGCACCGCATTCGTGCTTTTGGTACTCAGTAAAGTCATCACCTACGCGATACGATCCATCCGCTTTGCGCTGAGTAGCGTCAATGTCGATCAGTCGCTGGATGTCATCAGTGCGTTGATAGCGTGTGCTGTGAGTGCCGATTAGGTAGCCAAGTGCAATGCCAATTATTAAGATTATAAGCTCCATCACTCACCTCCCTTGCCTGCTTCCACCGGCTCATACGTCATGGCAAAAATGTCAGGTTTGCATGGGTAGTGTTCGCCTTTAACTCCGCGAATCAGGTAGTCATCACGGCTTGCTATGTGCTTGCCTTCCAGTGTCTTGATGCCTATTTCGCTCCTGCCGTCAGGGCGCCTCTCTGCGAAATGCAGCAAATAACTATCGCCAAGGAAGGCTTTGCATTCTTCAAGGTTTTTCCCAGTCCATTGCAAAGCATCAATCTCTACCGGCTTTTTTCTGTACTTCATTGTTGTTCTCCTTGTCTGCTGATAGCAGTGCTTTCAGACTCCTGCACCTAATGCGGTGCAGTATCCAAGTTATGTAGTGTGCGTTATGCTTCATATCCCATATCCCTGCGATCATTAATAAAGATATGTATCGCCAAGGCAAAACTTTGCGTAATTGGCACTTATTTCAATAGGATTGGTCTTAATAACTGTGAACCCTTTGTGCTGGTACACAACAAGATTGCTGAACCCACTACAGCTCTCGCAGCGCAGCACCACCCTTACGCCGCTGCGCCGAGGGCTTGGGTTGTTAATTTGCACACTGTCGCACTTTGTGCCTGTTGCTAATGATATTGCGTGAACGCCAGTCTTGGCATCTTCCACTCTAAAAAAAACTTCTACTGCAACTTGATGGGTGTTATCGCCACCACAACATGCACATGCCACGCTTTGTTCCATTACATTTCCCCTTGAGTTAGTTTAGTACATAGCACCAGCATTCAATCATCTGGGTGCAGCACCCGCGCAATTCGAGATGGGTAACCCAAGATTCGGCATTTCTCTTTTACTGTGTGGCAAGCACCTACGCCATCAACCCACCACATCGAATCATCCGGCGCATTAACAAACTCAGGGTTTGTCATTTCCCCTTCGTCTGTGTATTGACACAAAATCCAGTTACTCATTTATAGCACTCCATGTGCCTTGAGCCAGATGGTAGAGCTTGGCTTCAACGCGAGGCGGCAAGTAGTCACGCTTGCCATTGATATACTCGTCTGTCAGTTCAAGCCATCCGTAACCATCTTCGGTTACAAGGTCAAAATGCGCCTTGAACTCTATGCCTAACTTAACAAATGTTTCTGTTGCTATGTATTCGCGCATGGTGCGTCTCCTGCTGTGTGTGTGTCATTTAATTGTGCCTACTTTAACGCACTTATGCAACACCTTTAAACACTCAATTTGCCTTTTTATTGCAGTTTTAACTTCAGATGCAGTTTTGATGCTAATCAGCCTTTCGCCCGATCTCATAGCAACCACCATTCGCTCTGACAGCCCGATCTCAGCAGCCATCCGCGCATTGTCATACCCAAGCGCAGCCTGCACTTTTACAAACGTATGCGAGTCCATTAGCTGCCATCCTTAACAAACTGTCCGTTGACCATTCGCCCAGTTCGCTTGCTGATCACGTTATAGGCTCCGTCTATACAGTCACACATGCGTAGACCTTGCATCTCAGCCTGGATAACAAGCGTCACATAGATGTCGCCAATGGCATCAGCAATCTCAGCAATGTTGCGATCAGCCAAAGCGTGGGTAAGCTCTTCCACTTCTTCCAGCGTTTTCATGTGCTGGCCTGCTTCAGTTCCTCTACCCTGTGCGCCGAGAATTCCCTTCTCATGCGCCCAGTCCAATATTTCTTCCTCTAAATATGCGCTCATATCAATACCTCAGAAGGGCAAATCGCCGGAGTCATCAAAATCATCATAAGCAGGTGCTGGCCGCTGTGATGGTTTACCGTGATTGCTGTGCTGCTGTCTGGCTTCAGGTTTCGGCTGATCTTTCCAAAACACCTTACAGTTGCCCAAGATTGCGCCATTCTTGCCAGCGTCACGGTTTTCCTTTGTTTCGTCCTGCGTGATCATGCCGTGGTTGCCATACTGATCAGCCTGGTCTATGTCCACAAACACAGTGGCAGACAGGTAAACTCCTTTGGCTCCTTTGTACAACAGAGCCTTGTCGATCTTCGAAACATCAATGCTTAACTTAACACCTACTTTGCTCATATTAACTTCCTATAATCCACGGTTGGTAAAATTGGTTTCTTGCGTTTAGGTGGCTCTAAATCTGACTTCCAGCAACTGTAAAACTCTGACAGTGCAAATATGCAAACATGCCAATATTCTTCATCAAACGGCACTTCCCAGACCTCAAAGCCTTCTGGTGTCCAGCACACAAAGTGAGCCAGCTTGCGGCCAGTGATAAAAAGCTGTCCCTGCACTTGCGGCATGTAGTGATCAGGCACTTTGCCATAAAGGTTCATTGATGCTGGACACTTGGCCTCGACCACGATGTCATCACCTACATAACCGTCAGGAGTGCATCCCAGCCAGTCGTGGCTCGCAGATATAACGAAACCCTGCTTACCACCAGCACTTTGCACGATGTCGCCCGTATGCACCTCATACGCGGTTATAGCGTGATGCTCGTTATCACTTCCCCACTCAGTCGCAGAGTTGCCAGCAAACTTCTCTTCACGGCCTGTGAGCTGCCTCCAGAGCTTTTGTCTGGAGTCATACCCTATGCCTATGGCTGAAGCAAAAACGCTGGCAGTCAGCCTTCCTTCACGATCAGGCGAAAGGCTCATGCTAAACGCCCCTTCACTTCAGCCAGCACTTCTGAATGCGCTTCACGCTGCTCTGGTGACAATGCTTTCCAGGCTGCGCGGAGTTCGTCAATGTTTGTTGCGGCGTGGATAGACTGGCTGATGATTGGGTCAACAGTCAGCGTCTTAACTGGCTTATTACGCTGGGCAGTATGCTCATCAGTGTCAGCATCCTTTGTGTCATCAATAGCCAGCAGGCCATTCAAAGCATACTTGCGAGCGTAGCTGGATGCAGTGCCGGTGATCTGACTGTCATCCATGCCTTTCTTGTCTAACGCCTCACGGGCAAAGGCCGTTGACTGGCCGATGATCTCAGCACCCTTCCATATCGTGGCGGTGGCTTTGATGTAGACGCGATCTAGGACGGCCACAACATCATCCGTAAGTATCAAGTGGCAACGATGGTCAGCCAGCAGAGGCTTAACGGCCTCGACTATGTCCTCACACGATCTGTATTTGTACTTGCCGAAGGAATTGAAGTTTCCCTTTGGTGCTTTGAGTTCTGCTTGTATTGCTGCTAATGACATTGTTATATCCTCTTTTTGGTTTGTGTGTGCTGCTATTACAGCACCATTAGTGTATCGGATCAAGCACTAAAACGCTTTACTCTTTAAAATAGTTATGCTTAAAATGGCGCACGAACACACAAAGGGGTTGAACAATGAGGCAAACAGGGTATGCCATTGACTGGACAGCCAGCCTGGACAAAGAAGAAAGCAAGTCACAAGACCCGTGGCTTAGTTTAGAAACTATGAGGCCGGACAAGTATCAGCCGATAGGTCGCCTGGCAGCTTACAGAGGCACGAGGTATGACATCTTTACTGTCTACCTGCCAAGAAAAGGCATTGATCTGGCTACATCAGTTAAAGCTTACGCATCAGGGCATTTTAAGATGATTGAATGCAATGGCAGGCTTTACCTGACTATGATTGATGGAGTTGTATTTGAAAGGAATAAGCCAGAAGGTTTTAATATTAAAAAAGAATTACGCAGCATATCAAATGCGTAGTATCATTAGGACGCTTAACCCAGAAAGACAAAAGCCCCGTTCGGCTAAAAACGAGGCTCTTGAGGGGGTAGGCAAGGTTGTTCAGAGCAACCCTGTTAGACAACATATTACTTTATATGTTTTGTTGATACAAGATTGCTCTGCTATTCACCAGCCTTATAACACTTTAGCCCGTGACGGGTATAACAACGGCAACGTATCGCGCAGAGTTCCGACACTTAAAACGGTAATCAAAATTCCAAGCTCTGACCGACCCTTGTCAACTTGGCCCGTGAAGCAGCCACTGGCTGACCGATTCGCAGATAGGATGCTGCGTGAGACTTGTCTCAGGGGGACTATAAAGTACCTTGCTGGCTTTGCTGGCAATAGCGTTAATGCGGCATGATGGTTGGATACCTTCATGGGGGAAATAGGGGAAACTATGTCTAAAATAAACAAAGGTGATAAAAATGACTGAAATAATAGAAGATATCGAAGCAACAGAAGATGATGACGATACTATTCACATTGGGTGGGAAAAAATAAAGGTTTATTCAAACTTATATGGTGATATTTGCATAGCGCAGGAAAACCCGATTGAAGGGCGTGAAGTTATAATCTGTATTCCTCAACTTTACTGTCAAACCTTTATCAATTATGTAAGTCGAGCTTGTGATGAAAATTGACATATCACTAGCACACACCTACGGCGTGTCAGATGAGGCTGCTGCTGAGTTTGTTGAGCATCGAAAGCTGATTAAAAAGCCCCTTACTCAACGAGCCTTTTAAAGAGCAATGATTGAGGCTTGCAAGTGCGCCCAGCAACTGGACTGCACTGCTGACCGAGCTATTGAGCTATCAATCGACAAAGGCTGGCAGGCTCCGACAATGGAGTACATCAAGGCTGAACTGGAAAGGAGGCACGAGGCTGCAAACAGGCAACAAGTGATAGTTAAACCAACACAAGCATCAATAATAGATCGGATAACAGACCGTAGCTGGTCACACTAGGAGCGCACACGATGAACACTGAATCACAATCACAAGCAATACTGCGACACATGCGGTCAGGCTATGAAATTACGTCTCTGGAAGCACTCAGGCTGTTTAACTGTATGCGCCTGGCTGCTCGAATTGCTGACATCAAGGATATGGGAATAGAGATTGCTGATCGCTGGATTACAAGAGACGATGGAGTGAGGTTTAAAGCATACAGGGTTAAGTTATGAGTGGTGAGCAGTGGATCGTTAACTCGGACAGTAAACTCGGCGGCTTTCTGGCTCACGCTGCGGAGTTGTACAAAAAGCACAAGTACGTCAGCTTTAAGTGGTCAACTGGTCAACAGCGAACCGATACACAGAATGCCAGCCTGCACCTCTGGTGTGAGCTGGTAGCCACTGAGTTAAACAATGCAGGGCTTGAGATGGTGGTCAGCCTGCCAACTGGAAAGCAGTGGACTATACCCTGGTCAAAACACACGGTGAAGGAAAACATCTGGCGACCAGTTCAAGAAGCCATCATCGGAAAGCAATCTACTACTGAGGCTCAGAGGCCAGAATACAACCAGGTATACGAAGTTATCCACAGCCGGTTCGCAGGTCATCATGGGATCACGCTACCTTTGTGGCCGAGCAAGGATAAGGAATAATGGGATGGATAATCAGCCAGGCATTATACGAGAAATGGCATTGTTCGCAGGAGCTGGAGGAGGAATTCTCGGAGGACATCTACTCGGATGGACAACAGTCTGCGCCGTTGAGTGGGAACCCTATCCAGCTTGCGTACTTGTCGCCCGACAAAATGACAAAATTCTCCCGCCTTTCCCGATTTGGGATGATGTTCAAACCTTTGACGGCAAACCGTGGAGAGGACTTGTTGATGTGGTATCGGGAGGCTTTCCTTGCCAGGACATTAGTTCAGCGG